AATAATATAAAAAGCTATAAATTTGATTTGTCTGAAATAGAAAATGCTTATAATAAAGCCTATGAAAAGTATAATATATGGTTAAATGCTAAAGTAGATAAAGACTTAAAGAAAGGTAACCTTGAGGTATCTATTGGAACGGTAGAAGTTAAATTTACAGATATAGAGGTAAAATTTAAAAGTTTAAATGATGATATTAAGTATTCTTATTCATTAATTGATGATATTAAGGCATATCTTGAGTCTTATAAGTTAACATCTGGTAATGAATTTCAAAACAAAAGTATGCTTAATAACTACAGTAATTATATTAAGACCTGTAAATCATACAAAGATAAAAATAAAAAATACATGGATTCAGCAAAAAAGATTATGAATAAAGCTTATAAATTAAAATAAACTAGAGGAAGCTAAGAAAGCTCTTAGCTTCCTCTAGTTATGATATAATAAAAGTGACCAATGTACTATATGATCTAAAATAGAATACTTTGAGGCTTCACCTCCTAAAAGTATTCTTGTTACATAGTTGAATTAAAAAGAACCAAATTTATATTTGGTTCTTTTTTGTGTGTTTTAGAATATATTACTATATCACGTGTAATATAAATATCACTTATGATATAATATATGTATGAAAAAAATACTATATAAGGAGTGTGTTATATATGGAAAAGAAGGGATTTATCAAGGTTAGACGTATTTCAAAAAGTTCACTAGGAATTACATTACCTAATGACTTAGTAAAGTTTTTAGAACTGGATATAGGTAGTTATATTTATTCAGCTAAGAAAGACAAAGATAATATTAAATTAAATTTAAAGATATTAGAGAAAGCAGAAGAATAATTATTTTTGCTAAGTTTGATATAAAACCATCTAGTAAATCCCTTGCTAGATGGTAAAACACAATACTAGCAACAGAAAAAAAAAAGGTGGTGTGATACTTGAAGACAATAATTTTAAAAATACTTAAGTGGTTAAATGATTTTAGGAATGAGATAAAAGAGATAAATAATTCTAATAGGTACAATAATTTTAAAACAGATACAAAGATACTAAAAGAAGAACAAGAACATTTAAAAAAAGAATTTGATTTATATATGGATAAAATGAAAATAAAACATACTAAGAATCTTAAAAAAACTCTTGGATTATCTGTATTAATTAATTTATTAATATTAATTAGTGCTACATTTACCATATTAGGCTTTAATCTTCACGATATGGCGTTTCAAATAACAACGGATATATCAAAAGGGGTAATAGGTATAAGTCTTATAATAGGCTTTATATTGATTCAGTGTTTATGTTTTCATGCTGAATCAATTCAAACAACGATTGAACAATATTTTGGTAGACACATAAAGGGATTAAATAGAATAAAATACATATTGATACCCATATCAATAATAGGAACATTTAATTTTCTAATAGATTACATAACATTCACAGATTATAAAGTTTTAAATGACTTAATGGTATTTATGATCTGTGTATCAATTGACTATAGCATCTTAGTATTTAGTGGAATTAGATATGATAAAAAGCATTTAATATTTTCTAAAAATTCTAATAATATTGTGAAAGATAATAAATCAATATTACATATGATTTTATTTAATTTACTAGGTGATAAGTTGTTAAAAATTAGACTCGATTACATGAACAAGGTTAGTACATATAATCAAAAGTTATTACAGAATACAGAACAAGGTACAGTACATAATGATAAGTCGAGTACAGAACAAGGTATAGTACATAATGATAAGTCGAGTACAGAACAAGGTATAGTACATAATGATAAGCAGAGTACAGAACAAGGTATAGTACATAATGATGATAAGTCGAGTACAGAACAACTAATTAATAAAATAGATGATTTTATCTCAAATAATTATGAAGTTGATTCAATTATAAAAACTGGTGAAATAAGAAAAAACTTTAATTTAGAAGGAACAAACAATAAAAGAAAGTGGGATAAAGTAAGAAACCAATTAAAAACAGCTAGTATGGTTAATGGTAAATTAAGAAGACAATCTATAAATAAATTTAAGGTTGTAAAATAACGACAAAAGGAGGAATCTTATGAACAATGAAATAAAAAAAGATGAATATGTTAAATTCGGACATATGATCTCTAAGTTAACTTATCCACTGTATAAAATCCTATACAAAAAAGTAAGAGCTATAGGTATTGTGAGTACCATAGCCCTTACATACATACCACTAAACGAATTTATTGATATGCATACAACAACACTAAATTATACACCATATTTATATATTTTCATATTAACTATTATAGGTTTATCTTATTTAGCTAGTAAGCAGTCGTTAAGCGAATATTACACAATTTTATTTAAGCAACAAAAATTAATTAATAATTATCAAAAGGTTACATTTAGAGATGTCATAAAAATCAATAGAAATACAACAAGATACATATTAAAAACAAATATTCCTATTAGTGATCTTGTTAAAAACATGAGAACCTTAGATATTATATTTAAGTCCAATGTAACAGATATATCAAGGTATAACAAAAGATTTGATCACATTATTATTACTACTAATCGTTATCTACCAAATTATAAATATGAAGCTAAGAACAATAAAAATAAGGCTTATAGTGTAATGTGTGGGTTTAAGTTACTAGGTGTTGATATAAGCGATTATGATAAAAATGAATTAGCTTATATTACATCTATAGTATTTAATTGTGACCTTAGATACTCACAATTGATAAAATATATAAGTGATCTAGAGGTTATAACAGGTCTAAAAGATATTAAGTTACAAGGTGGTAAATGTACAGATTATGAGATAATCATTAATAAAAAGGCTAAATCTCCTTGTTTCTTAGATGTATTAAGTAGTTTCGAGTTTAACAACAAAAACATTATATTAGGTCTAGATAAACAAGGTAAATTATTTAGTATAGATTTTAGAAAAATATATCACACTCTTATCGGTGGAAGTACAGGAAAAGGAAAGAGTAACTTATCACATGTGATCATATCTAGTCTTATAAAAAGCGATATGGATATATCTTTATTCTTATTAGACCCAAAAAGAGTAGAATTAAAGAGATATAGAGATATTAACAGATGTTACTATACTGGTGATAAAGAAGAAATGTTAAAAGTTTTAGAAGAAATAGAGAAAGAAATGAGAAGAAGAAATAAATTATTTGATGATGATAAATTTATTAATAATATAGAAATGTGGAATAAAAAGAAACCAGATGAAAAGCTAAATTATATTATAATCTACATTGAAGAAATCGCCGACTTGATGTTATCTAGTGGTAAGGAATATAAGGCTAAGTTTGAAAATATAATAAAGTCATTAGCTGGATTATCAAGAAATGTAGGTATGAGAATGTTTTTATCTACACAGAAGCCTGTAGTAGAAGTTGTGAATGGAATTATCAAGGGTAATACTGGTACTAAAATAGCTTTTCAAGTGCCAACTGCTATAGATTCTAAAACTATACTTGATAATTCATCTGCAAGTAAATTAACTGGTGTTGGTTCTATGATCTATCAACATAACGGAGAGGACATTATTATCCAAGCACCACTTTTAAATGATTCAGATGTAGAAAAATTAGTGTATTACTTAGAAAATAATCACAATGTTAGTAGTAAATATAGCCTATCTGAAAACTTTGTATCAACTGTATCAAATGTAGTTAAACCAATGGTTATAGAAGATAATTCGATACAAAATGAGTTACAAAACGATACACTCGATACAAAAGGCCATAATGATATTGAAAAAGTTATTATTAATAATGAATTAGATTTATTGGAGTTTTATCAAAAGGAAAATTTTGTATTAAGTGTGAGAGAGACAGCAAAAAGGGTTAACATTGGTGTAACTAAGATACAAGAATTAAGAACCGAATTAAAAAGACAAAACAAATTGAAACTAGAAGGTAAAAAGCTTGTATTGAATAACAAGGGTAATCTAAGAATTATAAAGTGATATTTAGTTGAAAGAGGTTATCATGTTTTAAAAACATGATAACCTCTTTTTTTATTCTTTTTTATATTTATTTAGTTTTAGTATCCTAAAACTATTCAGTTTGAGCCCTTATTCCATATGATCTAAATTTACTTACTAACATTCTTCCTAATTGATCTACGTCCATATGGCTTGCATCTATCTTAAAGTTAACAGTTGTTGGTGAACTAGTAAAATTACTTAACCCTCTAGTATCTAAACTAGCTTGTATCTTTGACATTGTTGATTGTTGTAAAGAACCAGTTAATTTACTTCCAGCTTTACCAAATGCAGATACACCATCATTTAATTGATCTGTCATCATATCAATTAAATTAGGAATCCATTTATGTGCTGTCCGTCCTGGTCCTTTTTCAGTTGGTGATGAAAATCCTAAAAATTGTTTAGCTGTATTAGCTAGATCGCTTATTTTATCTTTAAATGCTTTTATCTTAGATGTTACACCATCTATTAAGTTGCCGACTAAGTTCGCACCTGCTCTATACATATTTTTAGCTACATTTTTTATAGCACTAACAGCACCACTAACAGCACTACTAAATTTACTTTTTAATGTATTAACTTTAGATACTATGGTATTAATTACACTACTTATTGTAGATTTAACACTATTAAATCCATTTCTAATAACTGATTTAACGGTGTTAATTACACCAGATATAATTGATTTAGCTGTATTAAATCCAGTTCTAACAACTGATTTAATAGTATTAATAACACTTGATATGATACTTTTAGCTGCATTGAATCCAGTTGATATAACTGATTTAATAGTATTTATAACACTACTTATAATTGATTTAGCTGCATTAAATCCAGTTGATACCACTGATTTAATAGTATTTATTACACTTGTTACAATTGTTTTAGCTGCATTAAATCCAGTTGTTATAACTGTTTTAATAACATTAATTACAGTGGTTATAACTGCTTTCATTGCATTAAATACAGTAGTAGCACCTGTCTTTAATGCATTAAATAATGTAATAACTATATTTACAAATCCTTGTACTATTCCACTCACAAAACTAACAAGATTATTAAACCATTCGACGATAGCATTAACCATATCTGGTATAATTGAGTTACCAACTAATGTATCATATAAACCTTGAAAAAATGCTACAAAACCATTAATAAATCCACCAACTAAATCAATAATTGTTTGAATAGCATTACCTAAAAGACCTTCCATATTTGACCATAAACTATTCCATGATTCTTTGATACCTTCAAAATTTAAAGTTAGAACATTCCATATTAAACCAATAGCACTACCTATTACACCTACCGCATTTAATATACCAGCAATAAAATTATCTAAAGCATTAACAACCCCTGTTATTGCACCAATAAGAGTACCAACTAAAACAGCACCTAACACACCTAATATTTCTAAAACTGGACCAAGTGAACCTTTTAACTCATTAAAACTCATTACTATTGTGTTTATATCAAATTTTTTAAATGTTTCTATTACTTCATTAACAACTGGTGTCATTGTTTTAATTGCACCTTCTACAAAACTAACAACAGCATCTTTGACTTTAGTTATAACTAACCAAAAATCTTGAAGAACTAAAGCAATAGAATCTATTTTTCCATGTAATTCTTTAGGAACCATATTTTTTAATGCAGTTGTGAATGTTGTAGTATCGCCAAATGTTAGAGCATCAAATAGTCCTATGATAGCATCTTTAATATTACCTATATTATTTTTAATAAATTTAGCTGCCTGAGTAATACTTTTTACTATACCATTAAACACATTACCTATAGTACTTCTTGCATCTTCACTAGTTATTAAGAACCTAGCAAATATGGCAATTAATCCAGCAATAACACCACCGACAATTATCATAGGTGCAGAAATTGACCCTATAACACCTATAACTGAACCTATTGCACCACCAACAAAACCGACTACACTAACTAAACCAGCAAAAGCCAAACTTAACGGTGCAATAGCAGCACCAACAAGACCAACACTCACAATTATATCGAACATTTCACTTGACATATTACCAAAAATATCACTAATAACAGCACCTACTTGATTAAATACGCCAGTAACAGACTCCATAACACTATTGATAATACTATCGCCTTCTATTAATCGTTCCATAAAATCCATTAATGCTGGAATAACACTAATTTGTAACATATCTGTAAATGGTTTAGCGAATTTACCCATAAGTTTAGAACCATATTCCGAAAACTTTTCTATTTGACCACTTAATGTTTTACTTTGATTCTCCATAGCATTGTAGAATCTTCCACCTTCTGAGGTAGCACCTATAAATGCTTTTTTAACCATACCAACAGTTATTTCACCTTTAGACATTTTTTTAGTAAGAGACTCCATTGATTCGCCTGTTTGTTCACTTATAAGTTTTAATGGATTTAATCCAGCATTTCTATATTGAATCATTTCATTACCTGTTAGTTTTGTCGCTGATGATGTTTGAGAAAATGCTAAAGCAAGACTTTTAAAGTTTTGAGTATTACCATTAGATAAATCACCTAACATCTTTAAATTAGGTAAAATATCTTTAACATTTATACCATAACCAAGCATTGTTTTAGCTGCCGACCCTAAAGCTTCATTTGATAAACTTGATTCTAGAGCAATGTTTTCTATTCCCTTAGATAATTTTTCAGCTTGTTTAGCACTACCCGTTAATGTTTTAAAAGACATTGCCATACTTTCCATTGTCATATTATACTTAATACCTTCTACAATACCGCCTGTCATAGCACGAGTTATATTTCTAAATATATTATTTAAAGGCATCATAGCATTTCTTAAATTATTAAATGCACTAACAGCATTTTGCCCACCTGTTGTTCTAATATTTAATATTAAATCGCCTATAGTAGCCATAAGTCACCTCCTTATTTATAAATTTACTTCTTTTGAATCATTTAAATAAACATAACTTTTATTTGTGAATAAGTTAAACTCTTTTAAAATAAGTTTTTCTAAAGTATCAGCGATTGATAAATTATTCATTTGAGATAATATTTTTAATTTTCTATAAATCGACGGTTTGAAACGTGTACCACTTTTTAAACTTTTTATTTCTTTATCCATAAACTATCACCTATCGTCATATTAATTATACTTAACATTATACCATTATAATAATAGCGATAATATAGCAGACATTATGATAAAACACATTAACATAGGTATTAATATATGTTAAAGATATAAGACTAACTTAAGACATATTAGTTTGAATTGATATAATAAGATAATTTTTTTTGCTCAATACATACAAGGTCTATAAGGTCTAAAGCTCTTGATACCTTCAAATGTATGCTAATATCACTCATAGGGTTATTTTCTTTAAAAAGTTTTTTAACAACAATAACCATTGATTCTATTCGACTTATATATAACAATATATTTTCACAAATACTTTTATCATTTTTATTTATTATATTTTTTTTATTATCTGATATTGTTTTTCTTATTTGTTTACATTGGTTATCCATTTTATTTATTAAATAAAAATAGTCTTCACAAGAATCTTTATTTTTCATGCTTTATCACTCCATTTTTTTTGTTTTATATGAACTTAAAATTTTATTAACTAGATTGTGTTCGCTTACATTCGCTTTTAATGCTTCTATTTTGATGTGATTTATAACGTCAGAACTTAGTAAATAATATTTCCTCTTAGTACTCATAATGCACCTCTTTATCATTTTATATTCTAGATACATTTTATACTTTTTATCCTCTTTTGTCTAATATATGTAAACTAATATTAACAAATGTTAATCTATATAAATAAATATGACTTACAAATTTGTTACAATATTAATAATGATAAAAATATAAAACATTAAGATTACAAATGTCTACAATATGAGATATTATGATTTATTAGTAAAACAATAGATACTATAACTAAATGTAGTTTATACCCTATACAGGTATAGGGTATAAAACAAGTTAGACAAGGCTTAAAATAATATGGTAATACATTACCATTAGTACTCTTAGTTAATATTAGAACCATTAGAGACACACAATAATTCTATGAAAACTTAATAAAACTATCATAAACTAAGAAATACAATTAATAATATCTATATCAACATTCACAATATTTATTATCATATTAATTTAAAAACTAGTATTCTAAAGAATCCATTGAAAACATAGTACTACAGGTATTATTTATCGCAAAAGTAAATTTTGCATTTTTTGATAATTTTATCGTTTTGCAAGTGGTATATTTGAAAACTGCAAAAAAATCGAATTTTTACCCAATATCGAATCAGATCCAAAAGAAATGAAGAAGGATATTAAAAATTTCTTGCATAATAATTTACAGGTAACAGTAGTTTTACTGTTAGTGATAATTTTATATTAACTATATGTACATAGGTTAACATGGTGTTTTTAGTAAAAAATATATCGCAGATTTTTTTCAGGGTACACTACAGACCAAAATGAAAACCTCTATAATTTTTACCGAAAAATATTTTTATAAAAAATTAAAAAATTAAAAAAATTAAAAAATATAAAAAATATAAAAGTTATAAAAAATATAAAATATAACTTTTATAAAATAATAATAATTTTATTATATACATTGTGATATTAAATCATAAGTTAATAATATATATAGGGTACTCCATAGCACAGTAGTATATACAGGGTACTCCATAGCACAGTAGTATATATGAGGTACTCTATAGACAGTAGTATATATGGGTACTCCATAGCACAGTAGTATATACAGGGTACTCCATAGCACAGTAGTATATATGAGGTACTCTATAAGACAGTAGTATATATAGGGTACTCTATAAGACAGTAGTATATATGAGGTACTCTATAAGACAGTAGTATATACAGGGTACTCCATAGCACAGTGGTATATAAATATCTTTTAATAATTTATAAAATTATCTCCTATTTTAAAAATCCGCTTATCTAACATATCGTATATAGAGATACATTATGTTAGATTCAAACGCTAATTAAAAAAAAGTTAATTTTAAAAAATCCTTGTATCAATTAATATGACTAAGTTTAAGTGGATTTTGCGAATCTAACACAATGTAGTTGTGTTAGATTCATAGTTTGTACTGGTTTGAATTATAAACTAGTACATGGACATTTTGACTAAAAAAAAATAACCCATTCTATAGGGTTACTTTTTTAGAAAATTTTTCTCTCTTCTAAAATAGAAGTTAGTCCTTTTTAAATTATATCACAATATTTTTTTTCTTAAATTCAGGTTTCTAAATTGATAATATGGTAACTAGTTAATATCTATGTTAAAGATTGTAACAAATTAGATTTCTAAGGTTTTGAGGGTTTATTATAAAAATCACTAAGTTATAATATTTACACTTCAAAATGTTCCAAACAAGGAATAATTAGTTTTAGTAGGTTATTATAATAGATAACTGTATGTTCAAATCATAGAAATACTAAGAGAATAAGAGTATACTTACTTTTATTTAAATATTACTATAACTTATTTTTTATTTAGGGTAAAAAGTAGGGCAAAAAACAGGGCAAAAAATTTTAAATTTTTATCACCTTCAATGTCTTTATATAACTGCATTTCAAGAGTTGTAAAAAAAATTTAGGGCAAAACGTTTTTTTTTTTGCCCTGTCTTCTATCACAGTTATAATGTGTCTTTTTATACATTTAGGGCAAAAGGGCAAAAAATTTAAATTTCTTATACATATATTATATGTATTGTTATATTATTCACAATATTATTTATATATTTTTGATATATACTTTAAAATTTTCTCTATAATATAAAATATTTTGCCCTTTTGCCCTAAAAAAAGGTAGAAGTTATATTGTGACTGTGATACAAGGTTTTATTTTATAAAAAAAGTTGCCCTATTTTTGCCCTAAATATTTTTTTTAAATCCTTGAAACCCTTGATATCACATAATTATAATAGTGTTATAAAAATTTAATTTTTTGCCCTGTTTTTTGCCCTAAATATTTATATGTACATGTACTTTGTTATATTTTACTTCTAAATATATTAATTATTATCTATTTCAACAATAAGTATATTAATGAATTAACACAGATGTTAAAAATTGTAACAAATTAAAAATATGACAATATTATATAGACACTTACATTTTTTTATGATAACATAGTGACACGAAGTAAAGTCAGTAACAACAGTGTTTACATGTATGTGTGTAAATGTACATAATAAAAAGGAGGTGTTTATTTTGCCATATATGAGTGAAAAAAAGAAACATAAAACATTCAGAATAAGAGAAAGTTATTATAAAAAACTAGAAGTATTATGTGTAGCATTGGATAAGAAACCTCAAGAAATCATTGAAATAGGTGTAATGAATTATTTAGATGAATTAGAGGAACAATATATCAAAAGTGTAATAGATCGTAAAAAAGCTATATAAGATAATTAATAAATTTACTGAAATATGAGAAAAAGGAGGGTAAATTAAAAAAATGAAATTAAATGACTCAAATGAAAATGTAATAAAGAATCTTCAAAATATACCTAGTGAACTAAAGAATAATAAGCACTGGGTAACTGTGCAATTTGGAAGAGATAAAAAAGGCAATGTAATTTTAAATAGTAAAGGTAAACCAAACAAAGAACCATTTAAACCTAATGGTTATCATGCAAAACCTAATGATTCTAGGTCATGGAGTAATTATGACCATTGTTTAAATACATTTAAAAATAATAATAAGAATAATTTTATAAAAGGTTTAGGATATATGTTATCACTAGATGATGATTATGTCTTTATTGATATAGATAATATTGAGGTAAATAAAAAAGAAAAAATGAAATTTATAAATTCTTTTAACTCATATACTGAATTATCACAATCAAAAAAAGGATATCACATAATTGTGAAGGTTGATTTTAAAAGAGAATTTGAACAATGGGCAAAAGATATAAATTTAATTGATTATGGTGAAAATTGTACAAAAACAACATTGTCTTCTAAGAATGGAGATTATGAGGTATACATTGAAAAAAGGTTTTTTTGGTTAACTGGTGATATTGTTAATAATAAGAAAGATATTAAAAAAATAAGTTATGAGGACTTAAGACGTACTTATGAGTTTATCGAATCTAAAAAAACAAATTCAATAAATAATAGTACTAAAAAAACTAATGTTAAACATAACAATAATAAAGAAAAATCTAAAGTAATAGAATTTAATAAATCACCTGTGTTAACTAATCAAGAAATAATAACCTTGTGCAATAGAGCTAAAAACAAGGATAAATTTATAGAATTATGGAATGAAGAAGGAAAACAAGGTAATTCAGAAACCGACCAATCACTAATGAATATATTAGCATTTTATACACAAGATGTCGAACAATTATGTGATCTAATGCTAGAGTCTCCAAGATATAGGGATAAATTTGATAATCACCCTACATATTTAGAAAGAAGTGCTAACAAGGCTATTAGATTATTAAATGGTAAATGTTATAAACCTAGTGATGTTAAAAATTATGATGTATTAAAAATAAAAAAACAGGGTGCAAAATTACCAGACGATATGAAATCATTACCTTGGATTATTAGAGAAATAAATGAAATAACAGGAAAAACAAAAGTAACTATATTATGTCCTATATTAGCCGAATATTTAAATAAAAATGGTAAATATATATTTGTGAGAGATAATGCAAGGTCACAAGTACAAAGGTATTTATATAAAAATGGTTGTTATAGGTTAATCGTTGATGATGAATTTAAAGGATATATAAAAAAATATATTCCTTTAGAATTACAAACAATGCAAAAAATAAATGAAGTAATGAACTTAATTTATACAAACGATCAATTTATATCTTATGACAAGTTAAATCCTGAACATTATATTAATTTTAAAAATGGTTTATTTAATATAAAAACTTGGAAAATGGAAGAACATACACCAGAAATATATAGTACTATTCAAATACCATGTGACTATAATCCAATGTTTAAACCTTTGAAAAATAGCGTATTTGATAAATTTTTAAGTACTTTAACAGAAAACAACGAAAATATAAAAAAATTATTAAAACAATTTATGGGGGTAACTATATCAAATGTTATAGGTTCTAGAATGAAAAAAGCTATGTTTATGGTAGGTAAAGGAGATACAGGAAAATCACAAATAAAAGAATTATTAGTTAAATTAATAGGTAAAGAAAATAATTCATCATGTGATTTACAAAAATTAGAGAAAAGGTTTGGAACATCTTCTATATATCATAAGAGATTAGCGGGTTCTAATGATATGGGTTTTATGACTATAAAAGAATTAAAAGTTTTTAAAGATGTTACTGGTAAAGATACTATTGATTTTGAATTTAAAAATGAGACTCCATTTAGTGATAAATATTACGGTGTATTTTGGTTTTGTTGTAACGAATTACCTAAATTTGGCGGTGATAAAGGAGAATGGACATATAAAAGAATGGTAGTTGTTAAGTGTAATAATGTAATTCCAGAAGAAAAACAAGATAGTGAAATAGTAGATAAAATGTATGAAGAAAGAGACTATATTATTTGGCAAATAATGAATAGTTTAAAACAAGTTATAGATAATAAATATAAATATGATATACCAACTGAATGTATAAAAAATTTAGAAGAATATATGATATCTAATGATTCCGTATTGTCTTTCTTAGAAGAATGTACCGAAAAAGTTACAAACGATAATGAAATTAATAAACGGATAACAGTATCAAAAATGTATAAAATATATAAAAAATGGTGTGAAGACAATAACAATGGTTTTTCAGAGACTAAACAACAATTTAATAAAATTTTAGATTCCAAAAAAATTGGAAAAATCAAAAAAACAAACGGTAATAGATATTACGTATGTTTTAAATTAAATAATGATTGCTTACAAGATTATAACGAAGTAGTTTTATTTTAAAACTAAATTAAACTAAATTAAACAAATTTAAACTAAATTATTACTTAAATCCTTCTAGTTCCCCCGAGCTAGAAGGGTTTCCAACTAATTATAGGATAACATAATAATTATTAAAAATCAATAATCATAAAATGTCATAGATTTTATCAATTATTGATAACTTTATTAAAAGCGTAATTCAATGAAACATTAGTTATAAAAAGGAGTGTTTTAACTTATGAAAAAGGTTAATGATATGAATATAGAAGAATTAAAAAAAAAAGATTCATTTAAATTTTACAATATTAGGAGAATACTACAATTACGATACGAAAAAAACTGAGTTATTATTTGAAATAAGAGGAGAAAAGAGTTCAATATCTTGTGATAAATTAGCAACTAGAAACAAAATAATAAATACATTAAGTAGTATAGGTATTTCATGTTACGAATTTAATTATAAGTATTATATGAAATACATTCATGAATTTCGTATGTTAAATGATAAAAATTGAAACATTGATAACTTTATAAAAATATAAAAGGAGTGATTAAGTTGAATATAAAAGAATATAATAATCAATGTGTAATAGGTCATTTAGAGATATTCATTGATATTTTAGAATATTCAAATTTATACAATCAATATATGAATCAACATAATCAATATAAATTTGGTTATGAATTTAAAATACATACTGAAATAGAACAAGATGAATATGATGCATATTATATTATAAGTGTAGATTATGATTTTAACATATTGTCTATACGTAATCATCCATGTATGTCTAGATTAGATTTGGATGCAGATGAAACATTTGAAATTTTTAATAATTCTATGGAAAAAGATATCATTTTAACTTATAAATTATCAGATTTAAGAAAAAAAATGATAAATGAAATAAAGAAAGACAAGCCAATACTAAAAGAAAACAATGTAAAACAGTTTATCAAAGAGTGTTTAAAAGTAAATAAAGGTAGCGATATAAAAACATCTGATTTATTTAATGCTTATAAAGCATTTTGTAGGAATATAAAAGAATACCCTCTAGGTAGAAATAAATTCATAATTGAATTAAAGAATTGCAATATCATATATAGTGAAAATTGCAATGATAGACAAGGAAATAGAGTCAGAGGATTTAAAGACTTATCCTTTGTCAATATGTTGTTAGATCGAGTTGAAAATCAATAAATATTAAAAGGAGTGTAATATATTATGGAAAACAATTATTCAATATGGGAAAATGCAAAACAAAACACACCATACGCATACGGCGTGACAATTGTTATAAAGGTAAAAATAATAAAAGACTCTAGTATAAAGCATTTAGGATTAGTATTCGATAATATCAACGATAAAATAAGTAATGATGATATTATATCAGAATTAAATAAGAATATTCACAATGATTATGAAATTATTGGTGCTATGAGATAAACAGGTTTAGAAAGGAGTGTAAAAGATGCATTGGTTTTTATGTTATAGAGGATTAAATGAGAAATACGACAATGATATAGATTTAGAATTAGATAATAATGATAAGGAAATGTTCACAAGAGAACTAGATCACTTAAAAGAACATAATATAAAAATTGTAGATTCAGATAAAAAACAGGGATATGCAATAATAAAAGATTATAAAAAAAATGACTTAGTACCAGCTTTAAATTTCCAGCCTTATCAAGCTCAATGTAGTAAAAAAGGTTATCCATGTGAAGCATGTTCTAATAATTGTGATAGCTGGAAAAGATGTAAACTCAAATGAAAGGGGTTATATTATGAAAAATAAAGATAATAAAGTTTCTCAGGTTATTAATTTAAATAAATGTATTGATATTATTAAGACACATAAAAGAATTGATTTAAAAGGGTTCGATAATGATAACATAAAAAAACTTCAACATTTTTTATTAATGCTAGGTGGTTACAAGACCAAATTAATAGATAACTTTTTAATACTAATAGATGAATAAGAAGAAGCTAAGAAAGTTCTTAGCTTCCTCTAGATCAAATATACATGAAGGTGGATTGATTCAAATGATAAAAAGATTATTATTATATATATTATTAATTGTGATTATTAGTGGTTGTGCTAAAGAAAAGAAAGAGATCTTATTATCAAATAGTGTTAATACTGAATTAGAACAAGGTTACTTGTATAAAGATAGTATAAGTTGTTTATTTTTTGATCTTGAATCAAAGAAAGCATATCAAGTTAAAATAAGTCCATATGATGTAAAAAGTTATGATCTTACATACACTATAGATAATAAGAATATATATATAAGATTATCTAATAATACTTTCACTGGTACTATTGAGAACGATTATATATCATTAAAAACAATGAATACAGACGGAATAATCAGTTATCAACGGTTTAATAAAGCAACTATTAATGATTATAATAAAACCATTAATACTCTTAAATACTCACAATCTGATATTGATAATATTAATACATTAAATCAAATTAAAGATCAAATTAATGATAATATGTCTAAACTAAAGAAAACAATTAATAATATAAAAAGCTATAAATTTGATTTGTCTGAAATAGAAAATGCTTATAATAAAGCCTATGAAAAGTATAATATATGGTTAAATGCTAAAGTAGATAAAGACTTAAAGAAAGGTAACCTT